TGATGCCGCGGCGTTCCATCTTCATCGCGGACATTGACCTTGATACGTTCCGGCGTGTCGGTGATGGCGCCCGCCCCGGCGTCGATCAAGTCGTCTTCCTGCGCTTGCGTTCCAGGGTTGAAATCCTTCATCTGGTCCCAGAACTCGCCGTCGAGAACTTCGGTATGCGCCCACAACATGCCGGCCGACAGAGGCCCCTCGTAGGCCTCAAGGATGCGCTTGTTCTTGTTCACCACGGCATGCTCTTCAGCCACACCGCAGACAAGCTTCCGCTGTTTCAGCGCAGCTTTCAGCACCGCCGGGGCAAAGCCGCCGATGCCGTTGGTTTCCACGGTGACGCGCGGGACGTTGAACTTCTCGACCAGATCGCAAATCTGGAACACCTGGCCGCCGAGGATGCGCTTTCCGTCTTCGGCAAACTCGGCGATCTCGCCGGTCAGCGCCTTGACACGGTGCAGGTAGCGACGGCCGTGATCGTCTTGCAGTACCAGCGCAATGGCCGACACGTCGCTGCCCAGCTTGGCGGATGATGGATCCCAACGAACCGACATTCCGGCAATACGCACTGCACCGAGCCACATGGTGGCCGTCTTGTTGGCGTACTTGATGACCGGCTCGACGGCATAGGGAATGATTTTCGCGGGATCGAGGCGTGTCTCGGTAATCGGTTTGGCTTCGAGCATGTACTGGCTATCCCAATAGTTCAGCGTGCGGGTCTTCTTCCGGCGCTTGATCACGTCCTCGCGGGTGAAGCGTTCCGGCCAGGCACAGTGCGCGTAGAGGTCGAGCACAGCATTCGGCGGCGCCGTGAAAACCACCTCACCACCCTCGACGCGGTAATCGATCCCCTCTTCCAGCAGCCTGGAGAACTTGTGAATCCCGGTCATCACGTACAGGCCATCCTCGCCGATCTCGAACGGGATGCGGTAGCGCAGCGCCCGATCGGTCTGCTCGTAGCGGATGGAGTCTTCGAACAGCGGGATTTTCAGCAGGGCGGCTCCGCCTGACACCAACTCCGGGTAGATTGAATCGTGCGTGTGCGGCGTGCCGATGTAGGTCTCCTGAGCGCCTGGCACGGCGATGAAGGTTGATTCTTCGATCTTCATCCGCAGGTTTGCCCGCGCCTCGGCCGTCTTGATGTTCTTCGGCACCTCCACGTCGTCGTAGTCGATGTCGTCGGCCCGGCTTCCGGTGGCGTTCTGATTCACGCCCACGGCGTTCATGCTGGCGTTGCGGGCGTCTGCTGCCCCATTCACCCAAAACGTCTGGGCGCCCGGCTTCGGTGGAAGCATGCCGGCGCACAGCGGATGCCGGCGCAGGACGTTCAGCGTGTCGCGCGTCAGCTTCTTGGCCAGGTCGCCGTCGGCCGCCCAGATCAGCGAGCGCCTGTTCCGGTCGCGGTACAACTTCCAGGCCTTGTACACGGCGTAGATGGTGGATTTCGCCGCGCCCCGGAAAATCATCAGGACGCGGATAGGGTCGTCGCAGGTTTCCAGCCAGTGGCAAATGCGAACGTGCAGCATGGGCACGGTCCAGCCCATGACCTTCGCCCACATCAGGAAGAAAGCGACGAACCCGGCGTCAGTTTTTGCCATGCACGCGCTGGTCGAAGTTCTTCTTGGCGGCGGCACGCGTCATCTGGTCGAGCAGCTTGGCGGCCTCCTTCTCGGCCTTGCGGACATCGGCGTCAAGGCCTTCCTCATCGGTCTCGCCTTCCGGCACCGCTGCCGCGCCGGCGCCGTTGCTGCTGGCTGCCTGAATCTGGCCGGTCAGGCGATTGACGCGATCGACAAGCGAGATGGTGGCGACCGCGTTTTTCTTGCACCAGTAGCGGTCACCCCGGGTCTGCTGATCCATTGCACCAGGCGCGATGCCGGCGCCCGGCCATTGGTCGGGGTCGGCTTCGGCGAGGATAACGTCCGTCAGCTTTTCGGACATGGCTTGCAGCTTTTCGTATTGGTCTTGCCTCATAAAATATCCCTTCTATAATGCAGCAAGTGTCTTTGTGTGGGCGCTTTGGAATAGGCCTTCTCACACTTTACGCTTCCGCGGAATGACCTTCTTCTGTAGCGGGACACTACTTAATCTCCTATGATTCTTCCCATATCCGGCGCCCGGCCGGGAAGCGCCTCACCTGGTTGCCAATAGTAATCCTGATTCCAGTCCTTCATCGCCCGCGAGCGCATCCGGGCCAGATAGCCCGGGTTGAGCGCTTCCTGTGCGTTGTGCATGAACCAATGGTCCCATGCGCCGCGCACCTGCCACAGCCCAACGTAAGGCACCTGCGAGTTACCCCAGCGCAGCGCCTCGGCGCCCGCGTGCGTGTCCTTGCCCTTGGCCGCTTCCCACATATTGGTCAGCATCAGATCGCCGGCAAGGCCAGCTACCGCACCGCCGGCCGGGCCGAGCAATACCCCACCCGCCTGCTCGAAGTTGTTGCCGCGTTGCTCGGTCGGGTCTTTGGTCAGGAAGTCGCCGACGTAGCCAAGGCCGCCACCCTGCCCCAAGGCCTTGGCCCAGAACTTCGGCTCTGTCATGTCGTAGGGGTCTTTGCCGGCGAGGATTGATTTCTCCTGCAGCACAATGGCCCCGAGCATCATCAGCGAGACATTCAGGCCAGCCAGCACCGCCATGCGATTGATGGCCGCTCCGGTCTCGGTCTGCGCACCAAAGCCAGCCGGCGCCCCTTCCAGGCCCTGCGGCGTGTCGAACAGGCGCCCCAAGTGCCGGGTGATCATCGCGGTCGGGAAACTCTTGAACTGCATGAAACAACGAGCAGCTTCACCTTTAAGCGTTCCAGCTGGCATACCGCCCCAAGTTGCTGCGGCCCGGGTCGCCATGTCCGGATTGATGATCGCGACCTGCGCCTCGTCGGAAACGAAGGCCATCCACTTGGTGGCGGCCTGCTCGGCACCGTCTGCCTTGGTGGCGAGGATGGAATCGCGGGTCAGATACTTGGCCCCGCCGCGCTCGGTCGGTGTGGCCTGGCTGATGATGTTCCAATCTTCCTCGGTGATCCCCTTGCGCGCCATCAGCCATTGGTCCCACTCGTCGAGCTTGGCCCACGTCTTCCCGAGCTTCTTGGCGAAGCCCTGCATCATCGTGGCCGAGAACGCACCGCGCAGGCCATCGGTCCAGGCGTTCATGAAGGACAGCTTCATCACCGAGTTGGCCACCTTGCCGGTCAGCGAGTTGGTCATGTGGTCGCCGGTCCATCGGTTCATGGTGCTGGTCAGTGATTCGGCAATAACGCCATGCGCCTGCAGGAATTCCCGGTGATCCTTGTCCAACTGCTTGCCGAGATTCTTCAGCATGTCGAAGTACGACAGCCGGTCATAGTGCAGCGTGGCGGCGATGGTGCCGACGTCGGTCAATGAAGTGATCACCGCCCCGCCGAGCTTGGCCGCTGTCTGCACGTTGCGGACATTGGCGCCGAAGTTGGCAATCGCAAGATTCTCCGGGCTGCTGGTCTTGCCGCTCAGGATGTCCCAGTAGGCCTGCGGGGTATTGCCAAAACTTCGAGAGTCTTTCACCTCCTTCAATGTCTTATTGTTTGGATTGTCGGCGCGCTTGGCAATGTCCGCCTGCACGCGGAATGTCTGCTCCGGGTTCGGACCGTAGCGCTCGACCAGGCCGATATTGCGGGCCATGGCGCCGATGTGGCCGAGCATCGAATCATAGAGCGACCCTTCGCCGTACTTTTCCATGGCAGCCATATAGCCATCTCCGTCCTTGAAATGAATCACGCGGTGCTGGCTTCCGGCATTGGCCCGCGCGCCGGTTCCCTTGAACTGGCCCGGCTCTGTCTTGTTCGCCCCTTCTCTGGCAAGCGTTGGCTGCGATGCCTTGAGAATTTCTGCGATCTGCTGATTGTTCATTAGCGAGCCGTCTTCGTTCAGGTAGCGGCGCCGGTCGATGTGCGGCAATAGATCGGCGGCGAATTGATCTGGCGAAACCTTCGCGATACGCTCTGACGACCACAGCGGCGTCAAGTAGCCATAATCCAGCTTTCCGACATCACCGCCGGCCGCGTTGAAGCGTAGGCGCAGCTTCTCGATGGTGTCGAGCCATGCCTGAGCGCCGGCTTTCGCCACCTTGTTCCCGGTGTGGCCATCTGCCCCCTTGAAAACTTCGCGCACCACGTCGGCAGTCATCGCCGGATTGTCCAGGTTGAAAATGCGCATGCCGAGATTGCGCAGCAGGCCGGTGCCGTCCTTGTTGCTGGCGGCGTCGAGCATGTCGCCCAGCCCGGAAACCGCATCGTCGTGCACCGCATGCACGTAGTTCTGCGAGTTCTGAATATCGCGGATCACCGCCTGCGATTGCGTCAGCTTCATGGCCGACGTCTTCTTCATGTCGGCAATGCGGCTCTGGGTCTCGGCCACCTTGACCGCCTGCATCCCGGCGAGCATTTCCTTCCGGCTGGCCGCCGCCTCGATGTCCAGCGCGGCGGCCTGTGCTGCCTCTGTCATGCGCTGGTCGTAAGATTTTGCGGACCATTCAGAATCGACTCTGGCTAGTTCGCGCATCTTGCCGCTGATCGCGTCGTCAATCGCCTTGATCTTGGACTCCGACAACTTGCGGCCACCCGCCGCCGCTTGTACTTTTTCGATACACTCCGGTCTCATGGATATCCCTTACTTCCTGAAAGTGGTTCTGATCTTCGGCGCACTGCTCGCCGTGATTCCGCTCGCCGGCCTTGCCACCTTCGGCAACTGGCGGCAGGCATGGGCATATTCCAAGCAGTGGGGCATAGTTGTCGGCAGCATGATCGCGCTGGCCGGCTTCATAGCCCTGCTGTTCCAATAGGAGATAGGAATGTGCGCTGCGAAAATCCTGCAATTGTTCCTTGCTTTTGACATGGCCATCCTTGGCTGCTTCATAATCCTGCTGTTCCTAGAGACAAGGCACACTCGGCGGCGATCTTGAGCAGCGGCGCATCGAGCGCCCCGAAATCCGTTTCCGTGCCGTCCTGTGCTTCCTTCTTGATGGCGGCGAGTTCGTCTGACAACTTCACCGGCTGGCCGGCGTCGTCCAGGCGGGCGACTAGATCGGGCTGCTCTTTGGTCAGCGCTTCGACGCGGGCGCGGTAGGCATCTGGCGTTTCAGTTGTTGAAGAATCCTTAACAACTGCAGGATCGGATTGAACTGTCAAGGATTCCTTGACAGCTGGCGTACCGGGATTCAGCTCGTAGGCCATCTTCATCAGCGGATTCGAAACGCTGTATTTTTGGTCAAGCTCGGATCGCATCACGGCCAGGCTTGAAAGCCGGTCTTTTGCCTCATCGGCCGTAACGCGGAAATTCTCCGGACGCATGGCCTGCGTTTCGGTAAGTTCGCCAGAAGCGATGCGGCGCATTTCAGCCTCTTCCGTAGCAATTCCGGATTCTGCCTGCCCCTTTGCCCACGCCACAAATTCATCAAGGCTGGCGGGCTTTGACTGAACCGGAGCAATGTCGGGAATCTTCACGCTCTCATGAACATCCCGCGCAATCGTCAGGTTCTGCACCATGGCCGCGTCGATGGCATCGGGCGTGGCCGCTATCGGGCTGTTGTCTGTAACCGGTGAGACGCTATCCGCGTTGTCTCTAACATTCGCCGGTTTTTGAGACGCAAACCCGCCCCGCTTCGCATACGCCGCGAACCCGGCCGGCAGCAACGTGGCAACGGCCAGCCCTACCGGGTCCAGCGGGTCGTACTGCTCGGCGATCTTTCCATAGTCTGCATTGCGGAGGATTTCGCGCGTGGCGTACTGCTGGGCCATGAACGATGCGGGGCCGCCAGCTACGACAAGCGCCGCCGTCTGGGCCAGCGTCTTGCCTGCCACCGGGAGCAGCACGCCGGCCGCGTTCATCACGCCTGCCACCGCGCCAACCTTCGTGCGGGTCGTCTGATCAACGCCCTGATTGGCGAGGTCTTCGGCAGCAGTCATGCCTTCCGATCCACCGAACGCCACAGCACCGCCAACCGGCCCGAGCGTTACCGCTGCGCCGATGGCTTTGGTCAGCCCCTTGGTTAGCGAGAAGACGAGGTTTTCGGCAGTGCCTGCGGTCAGCGGGTCGGGGCGAAGATCGGCGCCGAATCGGTAGGCCTGCCGCGCTTCGTCGGTGCGCCAGTTGATACCGTCACGCTTCAGCGTTTCCATGGCCTCAATCGATTGGCGGCGTTCGCTGCTCACGCCTGGCTGGCCAGTAATGAGGGAGGATAGCGTCGGCGTTGTTTGGGAGTACGACGGATCAAAGCCTGGGGTAATGCCGCCGGATGCTGCCGCAACCTGGCCGAATGCGCCGGCCTTGTCCATGATGTTGCCGGCTACCTCAGCAGCACCGGCCGCCATTGCACGCGGGATGGTCAGTTGGTTTTCGATATAGTCGCCGACCGACTTGTATGGAAGCGACCATGCGGAATGCTTCGGCTTCGGCGGCTCGGCTTCAATCGGGCGCGAGGTCATGACCCGCAAGGCGGCGTCGGTGCTGTCCTGGTAGGCGTCGAGCAGTCCCATCACTGCACCCCAATGATGATCGGCTTGCCGGCGGCGTTGGTCACCGGGCGGCCCTTGACGATGACGGCGTATCGGCCGGGCCCGGCATAGATCAGTTCTTGGCCGGGCACGGTGGTCGCGAAATCGGCGACGTTCATTTCTGTTCCACCGACGCGCACCTTGCCTTCCGGCGCTTGCTTCAGGATGTCCGATGCCGGTACGTTCTTCAGCCGGTTCTCGAATTCGCTGTCATCCATTCCGGCCGGAATCGGCAGCTTCTTGCCGTTGCGCTCAATGATGCTGCCGCCGACAGCCAGGCGAACGGCCCGGGCGATGTCATCACCCCCAACGCTACCGCCTTTCTCAGCGGCGATGCCGGCGGCGATGTAGTAGGCCGATTCTTTCACCGCAGACGCGGCGCGCTCATCCGGCAGGGCGCCATCGATCTGCTGGGCAATGGTGGCCTTCCAGCCGGTCACCTTCTTGTCGTCCTTCATGACGGCCCCGTCCTTGATGGCGGTGGCACCTTTCAGCAGTAATTCGGAGGTGTACCGCCCGGCGGTCGTCTTGTCGCCAGCATGGGCAAAGGCCAGCGCAAGCGGCTTGTCCTGCTTGTCGAGTTGCAGTGCGATCGCACCGGCTGCACGCGGCCCGACCGATTGCGCCAGCGTGGCGACGGCCTGCGATTTCTGCTTGGGCGGCAGGGCGTCCAGCATGTTGCGTACCGATGCCGCCTCATTGGCATCCAGCGGTGACACAGCACGGCCGGCCCACATGCCGACCTGATCGGCCTGCTCCAATCGCTTGGAAATCGACGCGGCGAATGATTCCGGGGTGGATGTATCCAGCGGGGCCATTTCGGTGATCACGCCGCGTTCCAGGCCTGCGCGCAGCCCGTTCTCGTTCAGGTCGCGCCGGCTGGCTTCCAGCACCCGAGAAACCTGCTCGCGGCGCTTGTCCAGTTCCGGCGTGCGCCCGTTCTTGGCGATCAGCGTATCAAGCTGGGTCAGGGTCGCTTCCTGATTGCGGATCGGCTGCGCGGCAATGCCTCCGGTTTCCTGTGCCTGCCGAGCCAGCGCCACAATGCCGGCCTGATACGGCGTGCCTTTGGTAGCGGCGACAGCACGGTCGATGTACTCCGGGGAAAGGATCGTTCCCTTGTCGGCCAGCCCTTGGAAGGTGTTGAACTCGGCCTCGGCCTTCTTCAGTTGGCGCTCGGCGATGCGCTCGGCACGCGCGGCGGCCGCTTCCTGCCGCTGAATCAATGACGTCTTGTAGCCGTCCAGCTTGGCGACCAGCACATTGCGCCGGTTCGAGTCCAACTTGTCGGCATAGTCGCCTTCGGTGATCTGCTTTTGCAGGGTGGTAATGCCTTGCAGGTTGTCCCGCGCGACCATGGCCTGCTGATTCAGCTTTGCATCCCAGCTATTGTCTTTCCAGTCCTGCTTGCGCTTGTCCCATGCGGCGCCGTAGGCCTGGCGGCCGATCTCGTCCATGGCGTCAAGCTGCTTGCCGAGGGTGGCCATGTCGGAGCCAGGTAGCCCGGCCTGCTTGCCGAGCTTGTCGAGAATGCCGTCTGTCTGCGCCCGGAAGTCGGCCGTCTTGGACTTGATAACCAGCCCTTCGATGGCGTTCTCGCCTTTGAACTCGACGCGCTTGAACCCCTTGGTCAGATTCTCGGCGGTGACCGGATCGAGGCCTTTGACATCCGGCGCCCCGAGTTCCTGAATGCGCTGGCTGTAGGCGTTCTTGGCGTCGGAGTAATGGATTGTTCCGTCGGCGACCTGCTGGCTGATCTCGCCGTGAATGGCATCAACCTGCATCTCGCGATCAAGCACCGAGTTGGCGGCCTTGGCCCGGTCAAGCAATTGCTGTTGGCGCTGTTCTTCGGCCTGCTGTTGCTCGAGAACATTCATGACCTGGCCGGCCGCCCGCTGTACTGCCTCGGCACCTGCGGTGAATGCAGCCGGATTGACATTGACCCGGCCACCCGGCTGGGCGATCTGGTTGCCGAAATTGCCGAGAGGAATGCGGGCCATCAGCTTTGCCCCCGAACTGAGGTTTTCCAGTTGCCGTAGGCCTTTGCCCCGGTCGAAAGCACGGTGCCAGCCGCCCCCATGTACCCGGACATCGCCGCAGCATCTCCGCTCGCCCGGATCATGCTTGCCTGATCATCGCCTGTACGCTTGGCACGCGACCCGGACAGCAAGGCTGAGAACGCATCCTGCTCGACGTTCTGGGTAATCTCTTTCTGCACCTCAAGGGCGGTGCCTTCGCCGAGCTTCACGCCGGATTTCGCCAGCGCGGCACTGGCTTCGCCTTTCTGCGCCCGGCCAGCCTTGCGAATCTTTTCAGCCTGGGCGCGTGCAGCGTCGGCTTCGGCGTCTGCCTGGTTCTGCACAGAAATGGCCTGCGCCTCGGCGGCGGCTGCCTGTTGCTGGCCACTGATTATCTGGGCTCCGGCGCCGATTACGCCCGACGCGATACTCATAATTGCAATGGTTGCTGGATCACACATCGTTACACCTCGAAAAGATAGCCAAACTGTTTCAGACCAACCGCCGAGAACATGGCGGCCGTTTCCTCGGCATGCACGCCGGTCGAGATTCCCATCTGCGTGATGACTGCGCCTTTCTCGCCGGCCCAAGCGATGTAGTGCTTGATCAGCCGAACGGCAGTCATGCCGCCCCGGTGCTCGGGGAGGATGAACAGCGCCAGGTCGCTGGCCATCAAGTCGTGCGAGAACCAGTGCGGTGTCGCCATGGCCGCGATTCCGCCGATGATTTCCCCATCCTGCTCGGCGACCACGATCAGGCCGCAATCGGCGTTGATCAGATCGATGAAGGTCTGCAGCACCTTGGCGTGCGAATAGGTCATGCGCGAGAAGCGCGGAGATTCCTTGTGCATGGCTTCGCCGATGTCCATCAAGACATCGAGGTCGTCGAGCGTGGCCGGGCGAATCGTTGTTTTCCCCATGGGGTCAGCCTCCATTGATGGTGATCGAGCGAATGACAGAAAGCAGATGGAACGGGAACGGCGAGTCCTGGCTGATCACCATCGGCGGTGCCTCGCCATTGTCCCATCCGATTGCCGTCTCGAACTTCGTGCCGGTGAAAAGCTCGGGCGGCTGGTCGAGCAGATCGGGCCCGAATGCACGGCCGGGAATCATCAGCGCCCCGTTCACCGTGGCGCCCAGCGTATTGACCACGCGCAGCCCGATCTCATTGACGCTGATCGCGTCGGCCTGGCTGGAACCGGTGCCGAGTTGCACTTCCGGCGTCAGCATTTCGATGGTTGGCGCGAAGAACCGGCCGGCCAATACGCGCTTGGCGTTGCGCGGCAAGGTGATCTCGCCGGCCATTACCGTGAATTCGCCCATGTCGAGACCATCGGCCAGCACGCGAACTGTGCGCCCTTCAAGGTGACCAAGGCCGCCCCATGTTGCTTTGCCGGTGGCGTCGTCCTGGGTGACCGCGCAATCAAGCATGAACCCCCAGTTGAATGGCGCGTCTTCGGGCGGGAAGTCATCGGCGCCCGGCATGGTTGTTCCGTAGATCGGATACCAGTCCGGTTGAAAGCGCTCGACGTAGCGCACGATGTTGCCGTCGACCAGGCGGCGAACGATCATCCAGACCTGCTCGCTGTCGCCGCTCGGGATGGTCGCCACCGATTCGACAGCGCCATCGATTTCATGCGAGTTCCAGGCGATCACGTCGAGTTCGCGGTCGAGCGTCACGCTGACCAGCCGGCCATTGCCGAGCACCACCCAGACCACCGGGTCAGGCTCTTGCTGCAGGGCCATCTCGACGACTCCGGTGGCGGTGATGTGTTCGGCCAGTGTGGTAACGTCCGGCGCCTTGTAGCCGTCCTCGTCGTACTTGTAGCCATAGGCGCGCACCTTGCGGCCGGCACGCTGGGCAAAGAGCAGTTCCTTGCCGACCTGCACCGGGCGAACCGTGCCGCAACCGTGGGGCGTCTGCGGCTTGATCTGCACATTGGTCGGGGTGATCGGCTTCTCGATACCGCCCTGCATCGAGTACTCGCCGTTGTAGGCCAGCACCATCAGATCCCGGCCAGATGACACGAAGCTGATCTGCGTCGATTCGTCGGAGCCGATGGTGAAGGAAAACGCCTCGTCGTCATTAACCCCGAGCGTGAAGTCGAGCGGTTCGCCGGTACGGCTGCCCCAGACGGTTTGCGGGTTGCGCTCGGTGGCTGCGGCAATCAGGCGCTGCTCGTGCAGCGTGCCGGTCCTTGGATACCCGCTGTCACCGCCCCATACCGACGACTCAAGCGTCCAGGCCAGCGGCGGCGCGGCGACTGGCGAGGTCATTTCCTGCAGAATTTCGCCGACCACCTGCTTTGCCGAAACGAACGAGGTGATCTTGACCAGGCCGCCGTCGATGCGAACGAACTTGCCGACATCCTCGGTTCTGAAGGCATCGACATCGGGCGTCGACGTGGAATTGATCTTGGCGACCGTGCCGAGCGACACGACCGTCGCGGCATAGGCCAGCGGGTAGGTGAAATGGTCGGCGTCGATCACGGTGATGGTGAACGTTCCGTTGTAGGCGGTTGGCGAGCAACCGGCGATGACAGTCTTATTGCCGGTGCTATAGCCATGGCCCGTCACCTTGGCTGTTGCGATGGTCGAACCGATGCCACCCTGTTCAAGTTCCTCGATATCCTTCGCGGCGGCCAGGTTGTTCTGCACGGTCGCCGCCACGGTCAGCGTGATTTCCGAGCCAATCGGGTCGGCTTCCTTGTCGTCCTTCAAGTCCTGCGGGACAAGCGTCACCATCGGCGAGGCGTCGAGTTCCCATGTGCCGGTAGCAATCGACGTCGAAACGAAGACCGATTTCACCTCGACAGTCACGACAGTTCCCGAGGTGTAGGCAGTGATCACCGCAATCCCGGCTTTCTGGATGATCGCCCGGCCCACGTCGCCGGCCAGGAACACCGAAGCATCGGCCGTCATCGTGCGACCGGTGCCGATGGTGTTGGCCGATAGCGTCAGATTGGCGGCCGGCTTGTGGCCGAGTTCGCCGAACGGGGTCGTGGTGAACGGCGCATTGGCACAGTTCCAATAGTCGTCCGCGAAGTAGCGCAGGCGGTTTGGATACACGTCGCCATGGAACAGGTACATAGTTTCCTCGCCCTGGGTGTAATCCAGTTCGAGCGCCGCGGCTTCGTCGTAGGGCGTCACGATCTCGTAGGGGCTGCCGCCGTTCATCACCACCGAGCCATCAGGCTTGAACACGCGCATGTAGTTGTCGCCCATTTCCAACATGAAAGCCTTGTCGCGGCTGACGATGTAGGGGATCAGCCGGGCGCGCTTGTCGGCGTGCTTGGTCGGCAGGATGTACTGAGTTCCTGGCCGCTTCTCGGCGCCGCCCAGCGTGCGTGAAATCACGTTGCGCAGGGTCTTCGCGGCATTCGGATAGCGGGCAATATCCACCCGGCCGGATGCCCGTGGCGAAAGCTCACCACTCGAAAAGTTTGTCTGAAGGACTTTGACCTTGGGCATGTCAGCGCATCCTGTTCGCCAACAGCGGGAAGTCGCCGATTGTCTCGGGTGTCACTTCCTGGCCATCGATGGTGCGGGCCTCTTTCAGCACGCGCTTGACGATCTCTTCCTCGGTCGCCTGCTTGGTGGTCGACTTGGTAATCGGGTAGGTCAGCGCCGCGACCATGACCTGCGTCATCACTTCGACCAGCAATGAATCCCACGTCGATTCAACCTCGTTGCGCCAGATGTACCGGAGCAGGCAGGCGTTCGAATTCATCAGGATTTTACGGCCCTCGATGGCGTAGTCGTCCTCGTTGCCATTCTCGCCGACCGACAAGGTACGCAGCCAGTCGTTCGGAAGCTGGAACTGATAGGCCCATCCGAACTCCGGGGATGCTGTATCCGGCGACAGGATCACCCGCTTCGTCGCGCAGTTCCATGGGTGCGCCCGCAACACCCGCTCGCGCTTGTATTCGTAGAGGTTGGCGACCAGGCGGGTTCGGTCGTTGTTCTCGGCGAAGCTGCTGATCGGCCTGTCGCCGAGCAGGAGCAACGCATTCGAGCAGATTGATACGGCGCTATTTCCGGACATTTTCAGGCCTTGGAAGTAAAAAAGCCCGGAGCCTTACGACGCCGGGCCAACCCGTTTTCACGGTGGAGGTGGAAACTTGAATCAGGCGCCGATGTAATCGACTTCGATGCGCAGCAACTGGTTTGCAGCCAGCACGGCGCCCTTGGCGGTCACATAAACTTCGGCGTCATCGGAAACTTCCTGATCAACACCGCCGGCCACGTAGGCACCATTCGCCCCGTTGGTCGGGGTGGTGGTTGCGGTGGTTATGGCGATCAGCGAAGAGATTGCGGTCGCGCTCAACACGGTGCCATCGGAACGCTTGCGCAGACCGACGTTGATCGTGCTGGAAGCGGTGCCGGTGCCGTTGTTGATGCGGCAGCCGACGATGCGCGCGCCTTTCGGGATAAAGACGCCGCCGGCCAGCGTGTCGTCGATAGCCAGTTGCGCGAAGGTTGCCGGGGTCTGAACAACGACGGTGCGCAGGCGGCCTGCTTCCGAGTTCTTCAGCTTTTGACCAAGAGCAATCTTTGCTGCCTGGCGGGAGTTGGTTTCTGCCATTTCGTTTCTCCTTGAAACTATTCAAAGGAGGGGCCGAAGCCCCGCCAAATTACTGGAATGCGATCTCGATGATCTTCTCTTCGGCCTGGCGACCGGCCCCGTAGGAGGCGGCCATCGACACCTGCCACGTGTCCTTTTTGTCCGGGCGCGGAGAGACCTTGCCTTCTTCGTAACCCTTGCCGAAATGGACGCCGGACTTGGCCCAGGCCATGGCGTAATAGGTGCTGGAAATGAAGTCCAGGCCCTGATACGGAATCCAGTTGAAGCCCATCCAAGACCCCTGAAGGCGACCGGATTGCAGCATTCCAACCGCCATGTAGTCGGCGCTGGTCAGCGTGGTATCGGCCAAAATGGTCTGCACCACCTTGTCGTTGTACATGATGTACAACTCTTCGCCGGCCTCTTCGTCGCACTCGTTGGCGCGGAACATGGCGCGGGCCTGGATCAGCTTGGCCTTGGTCAAACCGGTGGAACCGTGGGCAATCTTCTGGCCGGCCGGGATGGTGTAGCTGGTAACGCCGTCCTTGCTGGTGATCGCGCCGCGCATGGCGTTGTAAATCAGCTTGTCGATCTTGCGGTTCTTGGCGTTCATCAGCGTGCGCATGTAGTCGCCACCGGTTACCGGATTGACCAGCATTTTCGGGATGTCGTTGCGGTCGAGCGGAAGGGCCTTGTAAAAGTCCTTCATGGAGGCCAGGCGATTGGTGTGATCGGCATCGCCCCACTCGGTATCGCCGTGACGGACGGTGTTTTCGTCCATTTCGACGGCGGCCAGGTTGTTGATGGTGAAGCCGTCGCCGGAAATAGTGCCGCGATCAGTAACGGCCTTCATCAGACGAGATTCGGATTGCTGCGCTTGCAGGCGGATCGAGGTATCCCACTGCTGCACGAATGCTGCGGTGATGGAAGTCGAGCCAACGAACATGACGGAGGCGCCGGCCATGGCTTCGGCCGGAAGGATGCCAAACGACGTGCCAATTACCAGCGCGGCAACAAGCATGAGGTTGAATCGGTTACTGCTGAGGTAGTCTTTCATTTTCGGAATCTCCAAAAGGTTGAATTCAGTAATCAGCCTTCAGGGTGTCCGGTCATCCGGGCCTGCTACGGTGTCGGAATCGGCTTGCATTCAGACCTGCGGGAATTCAGGGTATCCGGCTGCCACGCCGGGCCTGTGATGGCGCAGATTGTCGAACTGGGGTGCGGACGGTTTCCCGACCAAAGAAAAAGCCCGCACTTGGCGGGCTTGGAACCATTTTGCTGAACGTACCGAAATGGTCAGAGAATCGGCACGTTCCCTGCCTTGGCCTGTGCCTCGGCTTGCTTGTTGAAGTAGCCCTGCACCTGGGCGCTGACGCGGGCATGGTCGGCATGCTTCGGATTGGTGTAGGCCTCAGACTGCATCAGGCTTTCGACGCTCTGGCCGCCAGGCAGCGTGCCGCCCGGGTTGATCGATCGGTCCTCGCCAAGCTCGGCACCAACGCGGGCCATCAAGCGGATCACGCGCGGGTCGTTGCCGTACTCGGCGAGGATGGCTTGGGCGTCCTTGTCGCCGTAGGCCTGCACGGCCTTGTAGGCCTTGCCGACTTCGGCCTTGAACGTCGCGTCGTCCTTCCATTCGTTCTTCAGGTCAGCGATGCATTCCGCTTCGGACAACTGCCGCGAGCCTTCAATCAGCTTGGGCGCCAGATCGAAGTATTTTCCCATGACCAGGTCAACTTGCTTCTGCGACAGTCCGGCGGCGTGGGCATCCTTGAGGAAGGCACCGAGCAGCGGGTCGGTCTTCGGGTCGAGCGCATCCTTCAGCGCGTCCGGTACGATGATCTGGTATTCCTCCGGGGTCTTCGGCGGTGCATCGCCAGAGCCGAGCCGCTTTTCAAGATGACCGTAGGCCTCGGCCAGCTTCAGGCTACTGGCTTCGATGTCGACCGTGCCGTCTTCTTTCTTGACTTGGTATTTTTCGGGGATCGCCACGGCTTGGCTTTGCTGGCCTTCGCCGCCTGCGTTGGCGAGGACTGAAGCAGATTGAGCAGCGCCATTTCCCTGTGCGTCACCAGTACCGCCTGCCCCGGCTTGGCTTTGGCTATTACCTGCAACAGTTCCGGAATTCTCCGATCCTGCTGTACCGCCCCCCGCCCCGCCACCTTCGCCAGCATCCGCTTCAGCCATCCGAACATAAAAGAGCCTCCAAAATTGGTTCATGGGTCAATCTCCTTCTTGGTTGTCATCGGGCGCACCGTTGGCCCGGTTGATCTGCTGCATGATGAAATCCAGCGGCTTGCGCTGGCCTGCCCGGTCATAGGTCTGCAGTACGGCATCGATGCCGCCAACGCTGACCGGCGGGCGAACGAAGCGGCGGATCAAGTCATCGAGGATGCGCTGCCCGCGCTTGTCGACTTCGAACAGGTCGGCGTAGTCCTGGGCGGTCGGTCGTTGGTCTTGGTTCATGCGGCCTTCTTGATCATCGGGTCACGGACGGCCCAGTATTCGATGCCGCCCTTCTTGCCCTTGCGTTCGCGGAATTGCAGGCTGCCGAGCTGCATTGCGGCGACCATGCGCTTGAAGCGGCGGAACTCGGCGGCATTGGCCTGACGCTGGCCGCCCCCAAAATCCACCACAAAGAGGTTTTCGATCCCGGTCGAAGCGACGGCCTGCTCGACGGTCTCGCCCTCGTCCAGATCCCTGGCCAATCCGAAGGCGACAATCGACGAACCGCTGTCGATCTCGCCAACGCCAAGGCCGTGCAGGACGATGCTCATGCCAGGCGCTCCCGGCGCTCGGCGCCCTTGCCGCGGTAGGTTTGCAGGCCTGCGGCGTCTTCGTAGAGCTGGCCCTGCGCCAGTACGGTGGTGCCATCGTCTTCGTAGAGCGTGGCCGTGCCAGATACCGGATCAGTGATCATCTTGTTGCGATTGGCCCGCGCCACGAAATGGCCGTCATCATGCGACCAGACGGCAGCGGCTGTAGTTGTCGAACTCGGCAGCCCCATCAGTTGCGCCGACTCGGCTCCGGTCAATCCAGACACGCCGGTTTCGACCACATCCGGAACGCCGGAATAGTCGTTGTGGATGCTGTACGAGGTCGGAGCGATGATGCTGGAACCGTCCGAGCGATACAGTCGAACACTCAGATCGGTGAAGCGTAACGCCGTGGTCGGGTTGATGTTTTCGAGCAGCACGTCGGCCACATCGACATTCACCCGGATTGCCGCCGACGAGACATAGGACACGGCGCCGAACGCATTGCGGATGCCGTCTTCGGTCGTCAGGACGTGCGAGTACCATGCCCCCAACCGGGTCTTGGTCGTCGCGCCGTCCGCATCATCGGCGTCAATCTCGACCGTGCCGGTCACATCCAGGGTGAATTCGGTCACTGTCGAGCCATCGATGCCCCATGTTGCATATTCTGCACTGGCCGGCTGGTCGATCAAGAACGTTGCGCCAGCAGCACCCCATACCGCGAAGGCCTGCGCTTCCTCGCGGCCAAGCTTGCAAGCCCGCAGCCGCAGCGTGTCGCCGTCGCTGGCTTCGGTCGTGATGACGTAGCTGTAGCTGGTGCCAGTGACGAACACGTTGTCGATCTCGGTATCGGTCGTCACGTTGTAAAGCTGAACTCGTGAATCTGCCAGCACCGTTGCTTCAGCAGCAGCAGGAGGAAGCGGCGGGACGTAGGTCGTTCCATCGTCGGCGGTGTGCAAGTTGAAGTCGGCATGCGACGTTGTGCCATCCGACTGCACCACGCGAACGCCCTTCAGCGTTGCGCCGGTATCGCCATAGACAACCCCGCGCACCGTCTTGAACTCGGTGCCGTTGGTCTGAACCAGGTCGTGATAGTTGAAGCTGTTCAGGCCGCGCACGTACTGCACGATCTCTTCGCCGGAATGACTGCCGGTATCGGTGATGGTGATCGAGAAAACCTTGCTGTTCCACGTCACCGGCGATGCGCCATGATCGGTGATCGTGATGCCAGTGACTGTTCCTGCTGCGATGCCGTTGGCAGTCGGGGTCAAGCCGACCACGTACAGTTGATCCTCAAGCGTGCCGTAGGTAGCGACAGCATCGGCCTCGGATTGGTCGTAACCATCGCTCTGCAACTTGAGCACAAGCCAGCCGGTACGGTCGAAGTTGCCGTGCGTCGCATCGCCGTAAATCTGGATCAGTTGGTCGATATTGCCGGTGTTCTCGGCGTTCGACTGCGTTCCGCCATCGGTTTGTTGGTAGCGGACAGTTTTGCCAGCCGGAACACCACCGGACAACAGCGCAGCCCATGAGGCAGTGACCGCGCCAGCAGACGACAGGTAGCGCATGCCGTCGCGGGAAAGGTTGGTGATCGAATCGGCGTAGGTCGTCAGGTCGGCTTCCCAGCCGTCGAGCCAGGTAAAACTATTCGGGCCATTGGCCTCAATGGGATATGCCTTATTGGCGAACGCCTCGCCAGAATCCCCGAGCGCAATCCACTGTTCAAGCAGATACGAGGCGAGGTTCTGAAGCGTCGAGGTTGTGGTCAATCCCCATTTCTTAGTCGTGGCGTTGGCGTAGCAGTTGCTGTTGATCGTCAAGCCTGAAGACGCCTGATACCAACGGGCGACAACCTGCGACACGGGGATCGGCTGCACGCCTGAAGGCCCGGCTGTCACCGTGATTCCAGTCACGCGGATCGGCAGGTATCCGGCTTTCTGGATCGTGTAATCGACAGTGATCGAACCGGATACTGCCTCGCTCCAAGTCTCCGACGTGCCGGAGCTTGCGGTGCTGAATTTCTCGGTGTCGGTGCCAGTCTCGAAAACCTTGACCTTCGACCCGGACAGCAGGCCAGTGAAAGCGATGCCGCGCTCGTCAGTGGATGGCCATGGGCCGTATCCATGATCGAATTCGAACGGCCCAACATCGACCACAGCAGCACCGCCATTCATGTAGTCAGGGCGGAAGCGGTCTGCAACGTCATCGGTGACATAGCCATACGGGGTCACACCCGCTTCAACCTGTGGCGATGATGCGCTAGCCGGGTAAAAATCGTTGTTCGCGTAGTCGGCGAAGTCGGTTGTTGCGATGGTGATCCGCGATCCTGAGCCAGTAACCCACGCCTCGCCTGTCAGCCCTGCGTTGTTACTGGCACCCTCAAGCGCGGTCGGCTGAGTCGGCCAATTGGTTGTATTGCCGACTGAAATATTGTTGTACCAGAACCCCTTGACTGTCGATGCCGCCGAGAAACCGTTGTTGCATTTCGTGACAATGTTGTTCTGGAACACGATGCCGGACTGCGAAGAACCTGCTGCTGCTCCCGTATTCCACCCGTTGAAGACGTTGTTTTCAGCCTTGGCGAAGGCTGATCGCAGATTGACGCCGGTTGCCAGCGTCCGAGTGCAATAGATGAACGAGTTCCGCAGCGTGCAGAGAACGTCCAGGTCGACGCCATAGCCGACCGAGCCACCCGAGGTGTTCATGACCGTGATGCCGTCGATGGTGTCGCGGTATCGTGCCAGCTTGATCATGGCGGCACCACCAACACCAGCCGAAGCGAACAAGACGTACCCGGCGTCCAGCGAGAGGCTCAGAACGGCGCCTTCCGGGTGATTCCCGTTGTGCCAAGCCGCCGACCGAATGTCATTCACCTTGGAAACAATCAGATTCTGCGCACTCTGGATTGTGATCTGCAACTGAGCAGACACAGTTTCCGTGAATGCTTCGCCAATCTCCGCAACCTCGATATCGAACTGACCAGCCCCGGCGCGATTGGTGTTCCACGAGCCAAGGCCTTCATAAACCCGCGTGCTGTCGTATCTGGAAAGATCGGCCCCGGTGAATATCAGCGACGACTTGACGGTGTGCGTGCCACTGCCTGTGCTGGTGAATGTGACTTGGCCTGTATTGGCGATGGCCCCTGCTGCCGACGTGTGCAGGGTGAATTTATTGACGTCTGCGCCCTGGCGAGCATAGTAGAGCGTGCTGGCTGATATCCCCGTTGGCAGCGAGCCGGTTGTTTCGAAGAACACCGCCGAGCCATTGCGCAGGCCATGTGCCGTCAGATTGACGATATCACCGGCATCTGTGAACGTGACGGTCTTGCCGTTCAGGCCACCGAAGCAGATCAGCGAATGGACTGTTGCCATGGATTACGCCACAGCAACGCGCTTCAGCATTTCCTCGCCGGCCGCCTGTTGCATCTGCATGCCGGCCTGTTGCTGCTGCTGGTTCTTCTGAGCCTTGGCGCGCTCGTCGCGAATCTTCTGCACGCTCTCAGCACTGCGCATCAGGCGCTGCGGGACGCCGAGGAAGTTTGAGCGCTCGCGGGCGGCCTCTTCGAAGTCGTACAGGTCAAGCACGGTCGGGTCGGCCTGCGCTTCCTGCATCAGCGTGGTCTCCATGCGATCCATGGCGGTCACATCCTCCAGGCGCTGGGCGCGGGCCAGCGGGCCGAGATACTTCACGGTGAAGACGCGATCCTGCAGAGATTCCGGCGCCATGCCGAGGATGCCGGCGCGGTAGGCGATGCCGAAGCAGCGGGTGACCAGCGGCTGCAAGTATTCGGCTTGCAGTCGGCCATAGATCGGGCCAAGCAGCTGGCGGATCAGTTGCACGCGGACGTGCACCTCGGTCGCGGTCATCGCCGGGCCATCCTGCGGCTGAAGTTGGTCGGCCAGCAATGCCTTGCGGATCGCGGCCTGCAGCCTGTCCTCGGCTGAGAAAACGACATTGAAGTCGCCGGCCGGGGCCAGCGGCTTGATCGAGTCGACCGAGTTGGCGACGATCACCTTGCGCGGCCCGATCTTCACGGCGCGCGGGTTTAGAACACCGTCGTCCTCGGCCACGTACATGCCGGCGGCGGCCATGTCCAGGTTCATCAACTCCATCGCCTTGATGTCGTTGATCGTGCGGATCGAGCCAAGCGCCTGGGCCATCGGGCCGGTAGCGTAGGGCGATCCAGGAACCAACATCCAACGCGGCACGACGCAGGGGAATTCGTGATACCCGGATTCGCGCAGCGTGTGCTTTTCGCCGACCTCGATGTGGCAGGACGCGAACGGCAGATTCTTCGCCATCCGGCCATTCACCGCATGGATCGCTCGCGGATAGATCGCATGCACAACGCCGAACTTCTCGTCGTACTTCTCGTTCTGGTAGGCGTCGGAAACCTTCTTCGAAACCTTGTCGAGCCCGTATTCGGCGACCATCTGCTCGGCGGTCAGTTCCAGTTCGCGGTAGATCGTATCGACCGGGCCGCCAGCACGCGATGCCGAGACAAAGCACTGACCAAGCGGCCACTGCTCGAAGTGGTAACCGCCGTCCTTGGCCTCGTCGATGTACAGCACGAACCATCCGGCGCCGACGATATCGACGCAGCATTCGAACGCCGCGCTGTCGAAGTTCGCGCCGTGAATGTTCTCGAAGACGACGCGGGACGCTTCGTCCAGCCAGCGGTTTTCCTCGTCGGATTCCTGCCCGGCATCAAGCCCGAACCACAGCGAGTTGGCCGGCGTGGTGCCGCTGACAATCGCCGAACTCAGGATGCGGGCCGAGTCGGCGGCCGTGTCATCGAGGATGCGGTTTTTCTTCGCCTGGGCATCCTGCGGCAACAGGACGGAACTGTTCAGGCCGTGCGAGCGCTCCGGGAACGAAAAATCGAAGCACTCCGACCAGCCTTGCTCATGCGGCTGGCGCATGCTGCGCAGGGCCGCCAAGCGGCGAATGATGGCCTGCGCGTTGGCGCTCATTGCTGGCCGGCTCCAGAGGCAAGCACACCACCGCCAACATCGGCGCCCGTGGCGAGTACGCCCTTCTGCTGGCGCTTGCGGCGTGCATCGGAAAGCAGTTGCTCGTTGGCGCGGGCAGTCGCTTCAGCCTCGGCCTTGCGGCGTTCAGCCTCGGCATCCACGCGCTTGACGCTAGGACCTCCGCCGCACATGGTCAGAGCGCCTTCGGTGCGTTCGGGTTGCTGCCGTAGGTCTCGGGGACCAGCCAGCCTTGCTTGGTCAGCACCGGATTCTTCAGGGTGGCAACGTCGAGCGAATCGGCATCGGGCAGGTTTGCGGTCGGGTTGGCGACCTTGCGAGCGGCTTGCGACGGCGCAGCTTCCAGCGCAGCAACGCGGGCCAGCAACGCATCGAGCGATGCCTTCGAAACGCTCACCTGCTCGTCGGCAGCAGCGGCCGGCTGATCGACAACGGCTTCGGGTTGGTTGGCTTCAGGCTGGGCGACTTCGCCGGGGACTTTCGGTTGTGCAGCGGGACGGGGCATGGGTTGATCTCCTTCGGGTTGGTTGGCTTCAGGCTGGGCGACTTCGCCGGGGACTTTCGGTTGTGCAGCGGGACGGGGCATGGGTTGATCTCCTTCGGGTTGGTTGGCTTCAAGCGCGGTAGGAGTATCGGCCGACCCGATGGACGGTTTCCCGACCGTTGCCGGTCACCTGGCACCACAGCTCGATCAGCTTTTCCCCCTCGTCCCAGCGCGGTGTCGCCCCCTGCTTCCAGCCCTGCACCGTGCTTTTCGCTGTCCCGCAGGCCATGGCAATGGTCGAATGCGTGTGGCTGTACCGGCAAACTTCGACGATGACGCGGAACCAATCGACCTTCTCGTCGGGCGCCAAATGCGCGCGCGTTGGAGCCTGGCCAAGCGTCAAAGCATCATCCCCTGCTGTGGATCAAGCGCTTCGATCACGATCTCGGCCCTCGGGTTGGCCTTGTCGATCCCGTGAAACACATGCTTCTCGCGCACCTGGCGGTCGTTGAGATACACCCCTTTGCGAACGCAGACGCGATCCTTTCCGGAGCCCGAGAACTTCGCCTGCAGCACATCGAGGACCACCGATTCATCGAGGTCTGGCCGCTCGCTGGCGTAGAAAATCCGGATGGTGGCGCGCAACTTTCCGGTCAGCATCCGCTTGGCTTCGTTCGGGATCTGCAGCATGGCCAACTTCTCGAAGTTGCGGGCCTTGTCCGACTTGATCGAGGCAGGTCGATTGCCGAAGGTGACGATCTTCCGGCTGTTGGCCTTGCTCGCCGGTTCGCCGGCGATGACCAGGGAAACGATTTCGCTCATGCCCGCTGCTCCAATTCGAGTTTCAAAGCCTCGGCCTTGGCCAGTGCCGGCGAAGCGAAGCGGCCCACACAGGCCGGCTGCTTGTCGTGCCAGAATTCGAAGCTGTAGCCCTCGCCGTGGGTAATCGCGCAGATCGTCCAGGGATCGCAGCGCAGGGCGTAATCGCTGATGCGGACCCACTTCATGCCTTCACCCATTGCCCTTGCCCCTTGTAGCGCTTGAGCAGCTTTCCGGCCTCGTTGCAGATGCCGTTCGCGACATGCTCGACCACGATCTGGGCCAGCGCCATGTTGCGTTTCGCGCCGTCGAGAACCATGTCGAGCGCCTTCTGCGACTTCGGCTTTCTCGCCCATGTAAGCGGGTCGTAGTCGGTCAAGGTGACAGCTTTTGCGGCCTCGGAAGCCACTGCGCGAAGCCTGGCGCGATCTTCATCGGTCGGGCGGTACGGGAGTGCCTGCTGCGTAGCCTTGCGCGGCGCCTTGCGGCACAACTCGACGAACATCCTGCTGCTCGGTGCGCGCTCCGGATCAACGTTTCGAATGCCGTAGGCGATGGCATCGAGATCGAATCCGGCAAGGTCTTCGGCCCAGACAGCCTTGGCGTTTTCCCACCCGTCGTCACGCTGGGTTTTCTGGTTGAATCCGGTCGAGAACTTCGACGTGAAGCTCGTCCCGTAGATGCCCTGCAGTCGGGCGAAAAGCTTGGTGACGACAACCTCCATGCGGTCAGGCGCGTTCATGGACAACCTCCCCTTCAATCAATTTTTCGGTGTTTGCTGCCTGTCCTCGGGACTGCTGACCGAACAGCGATTCGGCGATTGCAGCCTGGTTGAGCTGGTGCTGCGTCATCCGCGGTTGCTGCCCGTTGATGGCCATCGGCGCCGGGTCTTCGAGCAGTGCCGGGGCGATGTACTTCAGCCCGGTACGCTGGTTCGGCCTTGCGGCCATCTTCGCCAGGGCGACTTCGACGATTTCCTCGTTCGTTCGCTTGCCGAGGATCGCTTCCCATGTCGCGTCGTCGAGGTAGTGCGGTGCGGCGTCGGCCATGCCGGCCTTTCGGAGCAGTCCGCAGACCTGGCCTTTGCGCGTGCTGGTTGGCGGTTGCTCGCGTAACTCCGGTTGGGTACACGACACGCTTTGAGGTAGTGGGTTTACATCTGGTGTCTGGTGTCTGGCGACTGGCGACTGGGTAGCCGTTGCAGGCGTTGCAGGTGCCGTTTCAGTTGGCGTTTCAGTTGGCGTTTCAGTTGGCGTTTCAGGTTGCGGTGCACCAGAGTCACAAATTCGCTTAACCAGATCGCGCAATTCCTGCATGCCGATATTCCACGGAGCGTGATGCCCTGCACCAGTCAAGCGTTTGAAGAGTTCAGCCCGTTCTGCGCGATGCCGCTTGAGGCGGTTTTCTTCGTTCGCTTTCTTCACTTCGCGCTCGGGTTCTCCATCGCGATATGCTGAAATTTCCGCATCGCAGCGTGAGTTGTGCCACCCGTCGTCACTGAGGAAAAAAAATTCTGACAACACGACCTCGACAGAATTTTTTTCTTCTTTTGTGCGTGCTCCGACCAATCGCTGCACGGCTTTGATGTCTGCTGGCAGTGGTTTCTCGGTCGAGTAATACTTTCGGATCAGTCGCGAATAGGCGGCGTCCTCGACGAATGACAGGTGCGCTGTCGCCTCTGCGTAGTCGCCGATGTGATGCTCGTAGTAGTTCATGCCGCCACCGCCTGACACCGCCGCGTAAGCTCGACCAACCAATGAGCAAACGCAGGCGGTGTATGTTCGCGTTCTGCCTTGCTTACTTCCGGGCGCTTTCCATTACCTGCCCGACCAACATCGCCAATGACATGCGTCGGTTCATCCAGCCGGATCGGCATGGCAGGTATGTCTTTGGGTTCGCACCCAATGATGTACA